GTTAGGGTGGCCGGTCGCCAGAAAGGACCCGCGGGGGGCTACGGCCGCTCGATACGCACGACCTTGCGCCGGACCTCGCTGATCGTGCCGTCCGTCACGGTCAGACGGACCGAGGCCCGGCCGTAGAAGCCGGGTTTGAGCACGTCGACGAGGATTGCCGCCAGCGCCGCCCGGACCCGGTCCACGCCGTCACGGTTGCATCTTGTCCCCGTGCGCGCGATCATGGCGGGCCCCCCGTGCCGAGTTGGTACCGGCAGGCCACCGGACCGCGCTGGGTGATCTGCTCCCAGTTGCGGAGCTGGCCCAGCAGCCGATTGGCCGCGTTGACCAGGGAGGCGGGCACGTCCGGCAATTGCGTCGTCGCCGCGAAGTGCTCGGCGAGTCCGTTGAGCACGGCCTCGCGCGTGGCTGCGTTCAGCTTGTGGAGTACGCAGGCAATCACCTCCGCCGACTTCGGTCCCGACGAACTGGCCTTGGCGAAGTCGTGCCCGACGCTGAGGGTCGCACGCACGATCTGCCCGACCGGCTCGCCGTCGATCGTGCCGGCAATCGACAGGTGGAGTTCGTGCGTGGCCCCGGCGAGCAGCTCGTCGCGGCGGGCTTCCTTGGCCGCCGTCTTCGCCAGGGCGGCCCAGAGGACCGCCATCCGCTGTTTGTCTTTCATCAGTCCGTTCCTTCAAAGGTTGCGGCGGCGCACAAAGCACAGGAGGCAGAGGTCCTTGCCGTGGACCAGGTGCGTGTAGGTTTTGCACCCTCGGCAGATGCCCTTGATCCGTGGCATCCCGCCAGGCCGCGTCTGGGGCGGCCGCGGGCGCCGCCGCTTGATGCGCGGTCGTGTCATGGTCGGCTTACGCCTTCGGCTCCGGGTCGTGCTGCCCCTGCGCATTGAACGTGGTCGGTCGGAGGCTGGCCGGCAGGCCGGTGGGAACATCCGACCGGTTCGCCTCGCCGCCCTTCAGCGCGGTGAGAGCGTACAGCTCGTTGAGCATCGCGAGCAATTGCGCCGCCTCGAATGCGCTGACCGTCGATGGCTGCGTTCTCGAATCGAGGTTGGTCGCCATGACAAGGAAGTAGTCAAGCCCGGTCACGAACGCCCGGGCCGTGTCGTTGGGCAACCGATCCTGCGTCGGCTGCGGATAGTCGGGGTGCTCGCCGCTGAGCTCGTAGATCAACTCCCGGGTCAGCGGCACGTTGGGCATGACCAGATCGTCGGAATTGATCGACTTCCCATCGAAGGCGGCCGCCAGCCCGGTCTCGGTATCCTTGGCCTCGGCGATCCGCTGATCGCGAACGGCCGCCGGGTCCGTCCCCGATGGGGAGTACGTGATTCGCTTGACGGTCTCGGCGATGTTCTCCAGCCCAGTCTGGAGATACAGGTTGAGGGCGTCATTCCAGCCGGTGAGGCTCACGAATTCATCCCTCAGGAAGCACTGCTTGCGGAGCGTCATCACTTCCGCGAGCAGGTAGTGGATGCCGCGGTTGGGGAACTGGGTCACAGCCCCCGTGAACGTGTTTTTCACGAGAGAACTCCTTGTAAAAATGTGACGTGGGGTGGTCGCTTCACTTTCAACTGGAACTCCTGCGCGACCCACGCCCCGATGGCGTCGGCCGACTCCCGGAACCCGCAAGCCGTCAACAAGCCCCCTCGGAGCCGCGCGACGGCGTCCCGGTAGAGGAAGCCCAGGTACGCCGCGTCGCGGAAGTCGCCTTGCGGGAGGATCTCGCCGCGCCGCGCAAACTCGCGAGCCACCAGGCCGTCGATGCCGCCGGCGATCATCGCCGGCTTGACGTCGACCTGGATTTTTCCGGCCTTCAGCGCTTCGAGCGCCTCGACGTAGATTGGGGCCTTGGCAGCTTCTTCCCGGAGGTTCCCGCCCGTGGCCTCGAAGTGGTGAGCCCAATACGCGAGGTAATCGCCCGTTTCCGGGGTCGGCGTATAAATCTGGATCGACGGGCTCGGAGAGGTTGGCTGGCCAGCGCCGGTCGCTTGCGCCAGCTCGCGTCGCTGCCGACGCCGGCGGAGTAGGCCCAGGCCCAGGCGGGCGATGAGCCAGGCGGCGATCGCCGGTGGGCCCGTCCACCCCAACGCGCTCAGCGCGGCCGGCAGCGCCGTCTCCACCACCGTCGGAGCGGCCGCGTCCACCAGGTCGCCGGCGACGGCCCGAAAATCGTCCCGGATGGCCTGGCGGTCGATGCCCGGGCCGATCTTCCGCCCCAGCTCGCCGATGGCGTCGAGGATCGGCCGCTGGGCCTGGCCAGCGTCGATCGGCGCGGCCTTTCGCCGCGCCTCGAGCCGGGCCTCCAGCGCGGCGAACGCTGCCTCGATCGCCGCCGCCAGCTTCTCGCGGTCGATCAGGTCCGGCGTGCGCGGTTGCCTGGGCGGCACGGGAATGGACGGCGCGATGGGCTGTGCGCCGGGCGGGATCGGCACCAGGGGCCGCCTCGCCGCCGGCGCGTCGGGCCGGGCTGCCGGGGGACCGATCACCTGGCGCCCGTCTCGCCCCCGCAGCCTCCCGAGAAAACGCCGGATGGGCCCGACGCACGTCGCCTCCGTGATCCGTCCGTCGCTCCCCCACGCGACACCGACCAGTTCGCCGCGGCCGTTGAGGACCGGGCCGCCCGAGTCCCCCTCCCGGACCCCCGCACCGATCTCCATTGTCTCACGGCTGGCGGCCGTTTCGGTGGCGACGTAGCCCCTGAGTCGGCCGGCGACGCACGCGTACTGTCCCTTGCCGAAACCGCACGCTATGAGCCGCTCGCCGCGACTCGGCGATTCGCCGGCGATCGGCACGGCACGCAGCCCTGTCCCCGAGATCTCCACCGCCGCCAGGTCCCAGGCCTGGTCGACGGTGACCAAGCGACCGACCACGCATCGCCCGCCGACGCAGACGCCCACCTGGCCGGTTCCGTCTTCAAAGATGTGCCAGCACGTCAGCACTAGCGCCGAGGTCTTGTCGACATCGACGACCGTCCCGCTACCCCAATTGATGCAGCCGCCCGGCATCGTGTTGGAGATCCGACACACCGCCGGGTGCTGTGTGGCCGTGCCGACGCTCGGCGATCTCCCCACGATGATCGCGCCCGCCCCGGGCGCGGCTGGGCCAATGCTGGGGGGAGAGCCGACCGTGATCGCCCGCTCGCCCGACGCCGGATGCCGGGGCATCAGCAGCAGGACGGACACCAGCAGAATCAGTCCGGCGCTCTTCATGGGATCAGGGTGAACTGGTACTCGTAAAACTGGCTGCGCGCCAGGTCGGCCGGCTCGGTCAGGCGGTCGGCTAGGTGGGGGACCGGATCGACGCCGCCGCCGACGCGATCCGCGTAGGCGCAGGCGTGGCTGCAATAGGGCGGGCGTTTGTCGACGGCCCGATCGTCCACGTCGGCGCGGACGAAGAGTCTCACCACCGGCAGGTGCAGCAGCGCGGCCAGCAAAAGATTCCACCAGCCGTACTTCTTGCCGCTGATGCAACGCATCACGCGCGTCGCGCCCGCCCGATCGTACTCCGGCCAGCGATCGCCCGGGTTGCTCCGGTACACGTCGATCCGCCCCGGGTACCTGCGGACCTGGCTCTCCAGACTCACTTCACGCGCGTCGCGCCAGGATCGCGTTTCCAGGCATCGCAGCATGCCGGATGCCCAGGCGACCTTGGCCGCGTGGTAGTGATCGCCGCGGCCGCACGCGGCGATCAGCCTGGCCACCAGGGACGGCTCCCGGGGGAGTCGGCGGTAGAGCAGCAGGTCGGCGTCGCGGATTTCGTCGGGTACGGCGACCTCGTTAAAGGATCGGTAGTTGCGGTTCATGGTTGCCTCGTCGTGCCGTCGGAAGCGTCCGCGACGCCGGCCTGGTGCTCGTAGTACCGCTCGCGCGCCAAGGGGCGCATCTCCAGGTAGCGGGCGTAGTGCTCCGGTCTCAGGTCCAGCCCGAGCACCACCGGATCGGGGCCGTCTGTCTGGAACGGCCGGCGCCGCCCCTGCGCCAGGAGCCGCCGGTCGCGACAGGCAAGACACGGCAGCTTGACCTTCGCCCCGCACTCCGGGCACCGCCTGGCCGGCCGGCTGGGCGGCGGCGCCCCGCTCGCACGTCTCCGCTCATCGGTCAGGCGCTCGAAAGTGTCGCGGAGATCGGCGTTGGGCCGACGGCCCAGCGCCATCGCGTTGACCGTCCCCCGGCAGACGCCCGTGCGCCGTGCAATCTCCCGCTGGCTGAGAGACGTCACCGTCAGCAGCGTCAGCACTCGATCGACGGTCCTGGGGTCCAGCACCATGAGCGGTCATCCGCCGCCTGGCGCGCACGGCGACCCCCGGGCAGCAGAGCGCGGAGGGATCGGTGACGTGCGAGGGGACGGCATCGGGGAGTTCAGAACGGCCCGCCCCGGTGCCGAGATTCACCCTAGCAGATTGCCGCGGGGGTCTCCAAGCGCAAGAATCGGGCCATTCTCGCGGCGCCCCTCAAGAGAGACCGGGCGGGAGACCCAAGCCCGGATGGCACCGGGGCTTGCGACGACGGGCTCCCCCGCCCGGCCTACCACCAGCCTAACTCCTCGACCGGGGGGAGGGACAGCCAAAACCGGGCCAGCTAGCACCGGTATCCGGTCGCCGTTGCCGGCGATCCCAGCTCCCGGGCGCCCGATTTGTGATTTCGGGTTGCGGATGTGGCCGGAATTCCGTCAGTTCCACCCGTCGTTCTTCAGGTATCAGCCGCTGCGCATCTCGCCAACAGCCGACGCAACGCCGCCTCGCCATCCGCGCGCGACCATCGGCCGTTGGGGGATTGGGCGACCGGGCAGAGTCGCCCCTCCGGATTCATGCCGAGGACGGCCACTTGCATGGTGCTTCCGACGCGGATCGATCCGACGTGCAGCGTGGCCGGCAGCACGTACACAATCCCGATCTGGCGGTACGCTCCGGCCGCCATGATCGCGCGGGCGCAGTTGGGCTGGTCGCGGAGGTGAGCCGGCAGGATCAGCGCGAGCGTCCGTCGCTCCAGCAAAATGCCGCAGCCCGGGCAGCGCCAGGTCCCCTGTGATTTCGCGGGCATCGCATCCGCCTTCCAAAATGTCACCCGACACCAGCCATCAGTTTGAGGATCGTGCTCTCGGGGATCACGAAGAAACGGCCTTTCTCCCCGAGTGCTTCGGCGAAGCAGGCCTGCTGGTAGACGCTGAGGAGTTGGCCGTGGAGAAAACACTCCTGCTCCGAGAGCGGCCGGTCCGCAGCCGTCTGGATGAGCCGGTTGAAATACCTGATACATTCGTCCGTGGTCATCGGAGGCAGGCCCTTTATGGGGTACGATTGCTCCGCCTCGATCTTCGCCTGCATCTTGTCGATCCGCGCCTTTAGCTTGGGGATCAGTCGCTGCACCTCTTCGTGGGTCCAGAGTACGCGCAGCATCTTTCAGCCCTCCGTTTGCCCCTATTCAGATTGGCCGAACTCCTGCCGGCACCAGTCGAGCACGGCTTGGCCGGCCGCGCCCAGCTCGTCCACGGCCTCCCAGTTGGAACGATCCGCCAGTGATGCCTCGTACGCGCCGTACCATCGCCGCAGAAGCTCCACCGCGGATGTCTCTCTCTCCGCAGGCAGCTTGAAGGGCTCGGCGCCTCGGATCGCGTCGTGCAGCTCCGTGGCCATCGCCTCAAACCCGATGTCGGCCAGCAGGATCGCCACCGCATCCCGGCGCACGGCCCGGCCGCGGACCAACTGGCCGAAGTCCTCGCGATCCAGAACCAAGCGCGTCTCGGGCATGGCGAGTCACTCCTTGTCGGCGGCGTCCTCATCGAGGAACAGGCGGCGGAACCGCGCGGCGACCGCGTCGCGCTCGATGCGCCGGCCGGCCCGCATGCCGGCGGTGAACGCCCGCCACAGTCGGCTGCGCAGGTAATTGGCCTGCTTGGCCGGCGCCTTCAGCGACGTCGGATCGCCGCAGCTCCGCCCTTCCTCCGACTCGAACCAGTCCTGGATCGCCTTGGCTTCTGGTGTCATCTGAGATTACGCTTTCGTTCTCTTGACCTTCTCCGGCGCGGGCCGCGGCCGCCCTAGTTCGGGCCGTAACCGTGATCGGCGAGCAGATCGAGGATCTGCCGGAGCCCGGCCAGGCCGAGGCTGCCGGCCAGCTGGATGCACGGATTGTCCGTATCGGCGTCGCGGACAATGGCGATCTGCGGGAAGGCCCGGCCGCATGGCCCCCGGCCGTCCACGATGAGGGTCCGCCCGTCCTTCAACCGTCGCAGGGAAAACTTGCTACTGGCCACAGCTTGGCCCTCCATTGAGACGTTGGAACACTGACCACCGCTCATCAGCGCTCGTCAGTGTCGATCAGTGTTCGCATCCTCGATCAGCTCCTTCCGCCAGACCTTCACTTCCGGCGGCGCCTCGATCCCGATCCGCACCACGCCGCCGCGGAGCAGAGCACCAGGTTGTCCGGGTCGTCGTTCAGCGAGTCGCCGTCCCGGTGCGTGACGCGCATCCCCGGGGGGATCGGCCCGCGGTTGTTGAGCCACCACCACCGCGCCCAGGTGATCCAACGGCGACCCTTCGGTCCGTCGTCGCGGATCTTGATCATGCGCGCGCGCACGCGCTTGGAGTGCTTGCGGATCCGCACGGTCCCCACCGGCAGCTTCTCTTTGCTCCAAAGCTGTCGTCCGCGCTGGCCCATAGACGCCTCACTTCGGCCTCGGCTTCCGGGGCCACTGAAAGCCCCGGCGCCGCGCCATGTTTTGAAAGCTGCCGAAGAAGGCCGAGGGGAAGTCCTTCTTGAGCTCGCCGGCCTTCTCCAGGCTCCTCGCGTATTCCAGCGCGCGGTAAAGGTCATCGGGCTCGCCGCCGACGTCCATCACGGCGTCGGCGGCGATCCCGGCCTGGATGGGGCAGGCCCCGGGAACCATCGCCGCGATCCAATCGACGATCCTCTGGCGGCTCGTCCAATGCCCGGCCAAGTCCGGGCCCTGCTGGCTTGTCTGGGCGAGGACCTCCAGATCGCCGGCGATTCTGGCCGGCCCGCCGCCGCGCGAAATCCGCGCGGATTCCGCGCCGCCGCTTGAAGCGCAAGAACCAAGATCCAATTGGTTTGGTTCTTGGTTTTGGCGCGTGCGCGCGCGACTTCTTTGTCCTTGGGTGGGCGCGAAATCCGCGCGGTTTTCGCGCGGATTTCGCGCCCCGCGACCCTCCGGCCCTGGCGCCACGCCCTGCGTTGGTCCCGTCCCCTGTAGGAGGACGGTGGGCGGTGGCTCCGGTGCCGGCGCGGTTCCGTCCGGGTCCCGGGCGAAGGGCAGCTCCCCCTGGAGATCGGGCGCAACGCGAGTGCAGCTCGCCGGTTGCGCCGTGATCGCCACCCATGCGTCTCCGTTGGGGCGGCGGCTCCAGATGAAATAACCGCGGGCGGCGAGGATCGTGAACGCCCCGTCCCCGCGGCCCTTCGTGCCTCGCAGCGTGCTCTCGGCGATCCCTGTGGCGCCGATGACCTCGTCCAGCAGTGCGGTCACGTCGGCCTCCCTGCGCCCGACGCGATCCCAGAGGTACAGCCAGGCCAGCTTCGCCGCCGGCGTCAGCGCCGGATCGCGGACGACCGCGATCATCGCGTCGGTCCACCTGGTGGCCGCGATCCGCGCGTCGATCCTCTCAACCGATGCCTCATGCGTTCGTGCCGTGCCTGGCTGCGTCATCGCTTCGGCTGCCTCCGTGCCTACCTGGTCGTGCCCCGTGTCTTGGCCCCTTCGGAGTTCCCCCAGCACATTATGGTCGCCATGGCTTCGTCTCCATCGGTGCGGCCTCCAGCCCGCAGCGGCGGGCGAGGCGCCCGAGTTCGCCGCGCACGTACGCCTTGGCCACGCGCACCTCGATGGGATGACCGGAGCAGGCAGCGAGGCGGCCTCGGGCCAAAACGCGTCGGACCCGGTAGTCGCAGAGGCGCCCGCCGGCCAACTGCGCCGCGTACCACCGGGCCGCCGCGGCATCGTCCAACACCATCGCAAGCGCCGTGGCCATGCGGCGCTCGAAGTCCGGCGAGCGCCCGACCTCCGCCTCGGCGCATCGCGCGCACCGGCCGGCCGGAAACGGCCCACCCGGCTCGAACGGATCGATCCGCAGCAGCTTCCCCGGGTCGTCGCGGGCGGGCTTCGGCTCCTGGTGTGCCGGCGCCGCCGGCAGCCTGCGCCGCCGGAGCTTGGCCAAGAGCCTCCTCAACAGGCCTCCTTGATCGCTCATCACTCCGTTACCTCCCTTGCCTCCTGTTCAGTGGGCAAAAAGCCATCCGAGGTCGATCCATTCGTCGCGCTCACCTCGCACGTGCGGCGACGGCGCGATCCATTTGACCCGGCCGTTTGAGATCTCCACGCTCAGCACGCCGTACTTCAGCCGCGACCCGCGCAGCAGGCGCTGCATGCGCGTGGCGATCATCAGGTCGGGCCACGCCATGGGCACCTCCCGATGAAGCCGCCGCACGTCCAGCGCGACCTTCGTGACGCGGCCGGCGTGCAGCGTGACCGTGAAGCCGCCGCTGCCGATCCCCAGCCGCTCGACCAGGGCCTGCGTGTAGGTCCAAACGTCCAGGGCGCGGCGGTACCCGAGCTGCCGACGCAAGCGGACCGGCGCTCGATACTCGCAGATTCCGATTTCCGATTCGGCTCTCATGCCTTGTGCCCTCCGTGTCTCCGTGGTTCCTATTGACGGCTCATGCTCGAGATCCTTGCACCTTCGCCCGGTGCTCTGCGCATCCGCGGGCTTCGCGCCACCAGCGCCAGACGCGGCTGCGCAGGGCCTGCGGCACGCCGTAGCACCAACACGTCGGGCAAAGCACCGCATGCACCGACCGCGCCCGCTTCTGGCACGCCGGGCAAATCAGCAGCCCGGCGTGCGATCTTCTACGTGCTGCCATGGGCGTTGGCTCCTGTCACTGGGATGCGGTCGATCCGCGGGCGCCAGTAGGCCAGCCCCCGCCACGTTCCGAAGGCCCGCTCCTGGAAGCCGATGCAGCGGAGGGCCCAGCGAAAGTAGTGGCTCCTCGAGTACCGGTCCACCGCGAAGACCAGGCTCACCCAGCTCCCGGGCACCGGCAGATGGGCGATGGCCTCGTACAACGCGCGGGGCTCGTACCGCGCCGCCCGATAAAACGCCCTCCATCTGTGTCTTGCACTCATCACGCACACCTCCTTCCCATCGGGGAATCTCCCACGGCCAGCCACAGCGCGGCGCCCCGGCCCCCCAAGGCTTCGGCCGCAACACCGCCAGCACGATTCGCGACGTCGCTCTCATGGCGAGTTTCCGGCTCCAGGACGAACGGAACGCTGATTCCCACTGATCTCCGCTAATCCGATTAGTGTGAATGAGTGTAAATCAGCGTTCCCGTCTCCGTTTCACGCCAAGCCGTCAAGCCGCAAAGGCGCCGGCACGCTGCCGGCAACGCGCGTTCGAGCCGAGACAGACACGTTTTCTCCAGTGATTGCCGAGCTCCCTCTCCTTTCGTTTACGGGTTCCGAATCAGGAAAACCTTTGTGGCTTGGCGCCTTGGCGTGCACATCGAAAAAACCGGCCGCCCGGCCGGTGAAACTGCTGCAAGAAAAAACGCGCGGCGGGGAGAGGCAAGTTCCCGCCGCGCGCGTGCTCCGCCGGACCATCCGGCGGCTGAACTGCAGCGGAGGATCGGAGGCCCGCCGCAGCCCATCGGTCGATCCGTCGCAACTCGCGTCCATGCGTCCATCCGTGTGGTCTCCTGGTTCCTAGTCAAAGAGGCGTTTCTGCCTCGGGTCATCTTTTCCGACGCGGTTTCGCCGCTTCGGCTGCCGGAGCTTTTCCATCGAGCCGGCGACCATGCGCCGGTTGCAGTAAACGTCGCGGGTGATGGCCATGCCCGCGTGGCCCGCCTGCTTCTGCGCGACCATCGGGTTGTCCTCGGCCATCTCGGTGCAGAACGCCTTGCGCACGCCGTGGAAGCCGAACTGTCGGTCCAGCGGGATGCCGGCCATCGTCAGGAGCTTCACCCGGACCGTGTCGAGGTGCCGACGGTGATGGGGCCACAGGAAAACCAGGTCGCGGTCCGTGCGGATGGCCTCGATTGCCTCCCAGGCGCTCCGGTTCACGTAGAACCGCTCGCCGCGCCGGCCCTTGATGGCCTTCTTCTTCGGCGGAACGTGGACCCACGTGCGCCCGTCGTCGTCGGCGCGGTGCATGGCATAGGTGACGCGCAGGGCTGTGCCGATCCGCACGCCGACGTTGTAGCAGTAGATCACCAGCGATCTCCACCACGAGCCCGGCGTCAGGCCGGGGATGCGCGGTGCGATCGCCTGGTCGCACACGTCGAGCCAGGAGGCGATCTCGTGAAGCGTGAAGACGTTCTCGGCCTCGTCTTCCACGCGGTCCGGTGGCTCCAGGCGCGGCGGGTCTCGCGGATCGCCATCCTCATCGAGGCCGAAGAGGCCGCGCTTGGCGGCCACGATCTGCCGCGGCCCGTACTTCGGTCCGGCCAGCTCCAGGCACCGCTGCACGTTGCGGCAGTGCTTGCGGACCGTCATCGGCGAGAGGACTTGGTTTCCCCTGCGGCCGGGCAGACGCTTCACGCGGGCCAGGTACTCGTCGCAGACCGACTGGTCGACGGCCTCCAGGGGCGGGTCCCCGGTGAACCGCTTCCAGTACTTCAGCGACTGGCCGTAGTCGCCGATCGTCGACGCGTCGAGGTCCTTGTTCTGCATCCGGCGCAGGACGAAGGCCTCGAAGAACTCGCAGAGGGTCATGCGCGGTGAAAGGCCGCGCGGCGGGCCCGTCTCGTCGGGCCGGTGGATGCCGATCGGGGGCGGCGTTTCTCGTGGTGAGCCGCCGGGCTGGCCGGCATCGTACGGGATCGGGAAGCTGCTGGACATGTTCAGCACTCCTTGGGGCTGGGGCTTCGGCGCCGCCTGGTTGGGGACGTCCGTCGCCCGTTGCCCTGCCCGATCTCCTCCGTGCGCCGCGCGCACGGCGAACGCAAACGCACAGCGTCACGTTCGCCGCACGCGCTTTTTAACGGCGCCAGGAAGCCTGTGGTCGCGGCCGACCGACAACTTGGCGGAAACGGCCGCAGTCCGGCGAGAACGCCGACCACGTTAGGCCTCGACCCAGGCGAGAAACAAGAAGGAAGTTGCCTAAGAGGCCAGGGGTGAGTCGGTGACTCGCCAAGTTGTTGGTTTCGGGCCCGCACAGCGCGGGCCCACGTTACTCTTCGCCCGCGATTAGAGATCAAACGGCCTCGCTTTGTCAAGCGGACCCGGGCCGAATTTCGGGAAAAGAGGCCCGCGGATCTGGCGGATCGGCGCGAAAGCCTTTGAAACGTCGGACTTTATGGCGTCGGTCGCCCCGGATTCTTTCTTCGGGAAAAGCCCCATAGGTGTGACAACGTGTTGTCACCGGGCGCGCCGATACAAGAAAGGGGCAAGGCCCTTCGGTTGCCCGAAGGGCCTTGCGGCGGGGGCAGGGTTGAAGAGTAACGTCAACAACTTGGCGGTTGAAGAAGTCCCCGGCCCCCGCGTGGCTTCGCGTTCCTCGTGTGTTTCAGGCCAGGGCCCTCCGGCCGCCCGGAGGGCCCCGGCACGGGGGCAGGGTTGATACCGACGTCAACAACTTGGCGGTTGAAGAGGTCCCCGGCCCCCGCGTGGCTCAGTGTTCGGATTGTCGGCTGGCCTTCTCCCGGCTATGGTGAACGGTTGTTCGTCCCGTCATCTCGATGCTGGGGATGTACCATGAATCCCTTTGCGTTCATCGAAGCCTTGTGGGCCAAGGGCCTGGAAAGAATCAGGGCCTTGGGGTTCTATTTCCGCCCTCCCGATCCAAGTGCGGATCCGGCCTGCGCGGCCGAGGCCGCGTGGGTCGCTGACTATCAGTCGACTCAGCAAGTTCCGGGGCCGGTCGTGCTCGAACATGCCCGGGCACGCTACGCCGAGGTCTCCCAGTGTTTCGAGTCGCTCAATCAATCCGCGGACCGGATCCTTCGCACGGCAGGTTTGCTGGCCGCGGTCGAGCTGGCTGCCGTCGGCGCATTCCACGTCCTGCCGGGCTGGCCGATCCGTCTCTCGCTGGCCTCCCTGGTCGCTTCGATGCTGGCGATCGTGTGGTCGCGCCGACCCACGGATTGCCCGATGCCCCCGCGCATCCGCGACGTCTTGGAGGGCATCGACACCGCCGAGAACCCTGAGGCCTGGCTCGCGGCGAGTTACCACGGCGCGGTCGAGGCCCTCAAGGTCACCAACCACTGGAAGGCCGGTTGGCTCGGCTTCGCCTGCCTCCTCTTGTCACTTGCCGCCGCCTGGCTGCTTCCGGCCGCCCTGACCGCCTGAACCGCTCCGCGGCTCCGGCTTGGGGGCCGTCCCGCGCCGGCCGGTGTCCGGTGGGGGCGGCGGCTTCTGCGGTCTCTGCGGTGCATCCCTGCCCATCGATCAATCCTCCCTCTATCAAGTGGCGGGGACAGCTACGGATACGCTGTCCGTAGCTGTAGCCCCCCCAGAAGCACACCCCACTGGACTCGAACCAGTAACCTTCGGTTCCGTAGTCCTTAGCTGCGAAGGCTGGGGGGAAATGGCGCTTCTGCCGCTCTGGGAAACCTCGCGGGGCCGGTTAGGGCATTTGCGCCGGGCTTGATAAGAATTCGTCTCGGCCCACCTGACGCGTCGGGCCGGCCAGGGCCTCAGGTGTCGCACGAGGGCGCCGGGACGCACGAGGCGCAAAGCGGCGGGCCCAGCGAGGCCCGAGGCCGGCAGCGAAGACGGAACAGGGCGCAACAAAGAGGCCCGTCCGGATGTCCGGACGGGCCTGGGGTGGAAGACGCGACGGGGATCGGCTAGGCTTTCTTGCAGGTGCCGGCCCGATCCTTGCCCTGGCACTCGTTGCACAACTCGCCGGAGGTGGGCTTCGTATCCCGTTCGTCGTGGTCGCTCGTCGGCCAATTCGAGCAGTTCGTGCAAAAATGCCAGGTGTCGCTGCCACGCTTGCGGCGGTACTTCATGACGCCCTCCTTTTCAACACGGGTTTCACGGGAACTCTGCAAGATCTGCTATCACGTCAACGCCGTCGGGTTTCGGGTGCCCGACGACGTGTGGCGTGCCGTCGTCCCTTCCGAGTTCCGGCATCGCGTCGTCTGCCTGGCATGCTTCACACGGCTGGCCGACGAGAAGGGAATTGCCTGGGATCGCACCATCGAGTTCGACCCGGTGAGTCTGGTGACCCACCTGGAACGTGTCAATCATGCCGCAGGGGGCCCGGCTGGAGAGGTGCGTTCGTACCCCTCGGCAGCCGACAATCCTTAGGGTCATGACCCTATTTTTTCGCCATCGTTGACCTGAAGGTCCTGCTGGGATAGGCTGGCAGCGTCGGAACCGCCTTGAGCCCGTCGTGGAGGCCCCCGTCATGCACGCATTTCTTGTGTCGCTTGCGATTCTTGGCGCTGACCCGCTGCCGGCGGTGCCCCAGGAGGCGGAGTTGGCCCGGGCCGAGGCGGACGTGCAGGACGTGTTCGGCAAGGAATTGGAGGCGGCCGACACGGCCAAGGAGCGGGCGGCGCTGGCCCGGAAGATGATCGAGACCGCGGCGGGGTCGCGGCCGGCGGCGAAGTACGCGCTGCTGGTCCAGGCCCGCGACCTGGCGATCGCCGCGGGGGACTCGGCCGCGGGCGTCCAGGCCGTGGCCGAGCTGGTCGACGGATTCGCGCCCGAGAAGCAGCAGGACGCCGCCGCGTGGGCCTCGGAGGGTCACCGGCTGTGGGCCGAGGGCAAGGCCCTCAAGACCCGCCTGGCCGCCGCCGAGTGCTATCTGCGGTGCCTGGACGGGCTGGAAGGGTTCCAGCGGGCGGCGGCCGAGAAGCGGCTGCGGGGGTTGGGGTGGGCGCGGTCGCCGATCGACTTCAACTTCGACGAATCCACGGAGGGCTGGAAAGCGGAGAACCACATCGAGGCCCTGAGAGTCGATGGCGGACGCCTTGTGGGGCAGATCACCGGCGGCGATCCCTTCCTCCTGCGAACAGGGCTTGCGATAGACGGCGACCAATGCCCGGTGCTGCGTATTCGTCTCTCGCTGGACTCCAGCAGTCGAGGCCAGTTCCTTTGGATCACCAAGCAGTCGCCGACGTGGGGAGAGCCCAAGGTGTTTCAGTGGTCCCTCCACGGCGATGGTCAACTGCGCGAATACCGGCTCGACCTCAGCAAGCACCCGGCTTGGACGGGGCAGACAATCATCGGCCTCCGGATTGACCCGGGCGACTGGGACCACCGGCAGGCACGATCAGGCAGCTTCGCGGTCGATTACGTCCGCGGCCTGCGAGACTAGCCGCCCGTTGGCGGCTCTTTCACGATCGCCAGGCTTCCCTCTTGCCGGACGTCCAGGCCGGGAAAAAGCGAAGCGACCGCGGCTCTGACTCCCGCGCCGTACTCTGGGTGCAGGTAGTCGTGAATGGCCCACAGTCCCCCAGGCCGAATCAGCCGGCGGCTGGCGCTAATGTCGGCGACAACTTCCGCCTCGCTGTGGCCCGCGTCGTGAAAGATCATTCCGAACTGGCCCGATGCAAGCCAAGGCAGCACGTCTTGGGCCGGGCCCACAAGCACGACAACCCGTTCCGAGACGCGGAAAGAGTGCAGCCCCGCCTGGAGTCGTTCGAGCGTGCCACCCTTCGGGAAGGCGAAGGCCGGGCGGTGCCAATCCACGGAGACGACGGAGTCGGCCGTTTGCCCCATCGAGATCGTCGAGCGACCGCAGTAGGAGCCAATCTCGAGGACTGATCGGCCGGCAGCCATTTCCGCGAGGCATCGCGCTTCGTGTGCGCTCAAGAATCCAGGCACCTCCGCCGGAAACACCCAACTTTCAAGACCCATGCGTGGTCTCCTGTAGTTGCGCCGACCCGAAGGCTTGCCTTTCCATGGCCGACCACTCGCCTTCCGTCATGCGGTACGGCCAGCCGCGGAAGTCGTCGCCTGCCAAACAGACGGCGTCCGCTTCCGGGAACAATTCCCCAAGGTGGCGTTCCAGTGCCCATCGCGAAGGCCCCAGATGGAGTGCATCGGGTAGGCTAAAAAAGTGTGCGTGGTTGATCCACCAGAAATTGCCGGAGTAGTGCCAATACGATTCCGGCCGTCCTTTCTCCTGCGGCAAACCCTTCTGCCGCTTGAGGCACCCCGCGCAGGGCTTCACATGGATGATGTCGTCGAAGTCCGGCGGCAGCCTTTCCAGGCAGCCTCGGTAGCAGAAATCCCGCCATTGCCGGATTCTCTCGGCGGGCGTTTCGTTCTTTGGGTTGCCTGCGCGATGGGTGCCCTTGGCGTGGGCGTAGAAAGTGGCCTCGTAGGAATTGAGGGACTCCAGCCGCTTGGCGGCCGGCAAGAACGTGACTGTTTCTCCCCGTACAGGGTCGTTGGGCGCGACGAGCCATTCAATCGCATCGTCGGGGAACGCCGCCTGAACTGCCTCGACGGGAACGGTGTCGTTGTCGCAGACGACGCCCACGATCTTGCGGCCATTGAAGAGCGTCCAGGAACGGCAGAGCCTCTCTACGTTTAGCTTCCACTCGTCGTTTGTGGCCACCGGATAGACGTGGTAGATGAGGTTTCGGAGCATCGGGTGGTTGACCGGCAGCGTGCTTTGCGTTTGGGGCACCTCGGCGATCGTTGCCGGCTCCCAAAGGAGAGAGCCTGGCGGCCAGCAGCGCAGCGTGGACAGAATGAAAGCCAGGTCTCCCGTGTGGTACGGTCCCCACGTCCCCAAGCGACCGGGATGGTTGGGAGTTACGAAGAGTTGCGTGCTGACATTGCCATAGCGGACGGCCTGGTCTTGCCATATCGTACGCGCCCACCCGGGCCGTTCCATGCGGAACATCAGCGGCCGCCTCGGGTGTCGAACCGCCGCCGCCCGAATCGCGTCGAAGGCCCCGGGGCGATACACGTCGTCGTCGTCCATGAAGGCCAGGTATTCGCCGTCGGCGTGGGCTATGCCGAAGTTTCGCGGCGCGGCCCCAACATCGTTGGCCCGCTTCCCCGTCGCCAGATACCGTCCGGGCAACCCAGACGCCTTCACGACGGCCCACGTCGCCAGGTCGCTCGGCCCGTCCTGCACCACGAGCACCTCGTCACCGTCGACCATATCCTGCCCGCGGATGCTCTCCAGCGTGCGCGTCAGGGCCGGGCGGCCGATGGTCGGGATGATGATCGAGAGCGTCGGGCCGGCAGGACGCACGGAAAGAGAGCTGGAACGCTGATCCCAACTGATTAGCGCTGATGAGTGGGGATTAGTGTTCTCCTCTTCCTCCTCGAACCGGCATTTCTCAGGAAATAGCTCGTCCAAGAGGGCCCGCAAGTCCGGCGTGAAGCCCGCGTCGTTGTAGCCCAGGAACCAGCGGCCGGCCACGCGGCGGCGGATTTCCTCGGCCGGCAGCGCCGCCTCGATCGTCGCTTTGCGGTTCTGCATCGGCTGCGGCTTGCGCCCGGCCTGGTTGCAGTACCAGGTGTTCACGCACATCCCGTCGCGCAACTCCCATGCGTCGCGGGTCCGGTCAGCGAGCTCCAGGAAGCGGTCGCGGTCCATCGGGATCGGGACGTGGGTGTCGCACTGGAACGTGGGCAGACCGCGCTCGGCCAGCCAGCCCGACGTGCGCCGCAGCCGCCGGTACCACCGCCGGGACTCTTCCTGAGGATTGCCGATCGGCCGGCCGCGGAGATCGCCCCAGGTATACGGCCCGAGCTGCGAGAACGCCAGCGGCCGCAAGAGGATCTGGTCGTCCGAGATGCGGACGAACTGTCTGGAAACGCCGGCCCGGCAGGCGGCCTCGATCTTGCGGATGATGTTCACGTCTTTGCTGATGTGGGAATCTCCAGCCGGGATATGCTGGATCCCACGGAGCCACGTCGGGCGGTGCCCGACAATCCACACCCGGCCGAGGCCTTCGAAGTGCTTGGCGATCGAACGGAGGCAGTAGCGCAGCTCAGCGTCTCCGTGCTTGCTGCCGGCGGACAGCGGGATGACCACGTCGATCGGGCCATCGCCGGGCGGCGCCCGGAAGTCTGCCGCGGGAAAGGCCGGACACTGGAGCACTTCGCCGGGCAACGGGTCGAAGCACGGCGGATCGGCGTAGAAGCCGGGGCGGAGCCAGCCATCGGCGACCCAGCGGCCGCCCTCTGCGCGCCACGCCTGCCAGATGTCTTGACGGGGTGAGGGGGCGAGGGGGTGAGGGGGTGAGGGCCGCGGGACGGGCCGGTACTTGCGCACCAACTCAAGGTACGCGGGCCGCGCAGCATCGTACCAGATGCCGTGCTCGTCGCGGCGGACGATGATGCGCTCCAGGTCGAGCAGGTACCGCGGCGGGCGCAGGGCGGCCTGCTCGGCGACTTGGCGGTGCGAGGCGAAGCGCAGGGCAGGCATCAGGGCAATCCTCCGGTGCGTTTCCAGGTGCCGAGACCGTTGTACAGGTGGTCAAACCCCTGGAAGCTGTAGAATCCGGTCGCGTCGGGATTGAGCGTACCGGAGACGTTCAGGTCCATGCCGCCGGCGTCACTGACCGTGGCCACGCCGGACGTGAACGGGCCGGTCCCGTACTGGCCCTCGACCGGCGGAGTCGTGTCGCCGCCGTCGAACTTCCGCCAACAGTACCCGTCGCTTTCGTCGCCGATCGTCTTGGAAATCCACCACTCGCCCTCGCCGGCGGCGCCGCGGTGCCAGATGTACCAGACCTCCGAGGGCGGCCCGCCAGAGGATTGCCCGATGAAATCGCTGGAATCGCCGCTGCTGTAGTCGGGTGGTGGCGGCGGGCCGCCGCTGCTCTGGCACTCGTAGATCGGCACGACGGACGGCGAAATGTCCGTGATGGAGGTGATGTTTCCGCGGGCGTCGTAGCTGATCCGCTTCTGCTTGAAGACGAAGTATTGCCCGCAACGGTTGTGGATGTCGCAGGTGACGATGTCCACGTAGCCGCCGGGCGGCGGCGGCCCGCCATCCGAGCCGGGCGAGGCAGATGAACCATCGCTCGGCGCGTCCTGGTCGTACTCCTCGTACTGGAACCAGTATTCGGTCTCTTCTTCGCCGCTCTCGCCGGTGAAGTGGACTTCGTCCATCCGGACCGTCTCGCCTACCTTGGCCGGGACGCACTGGGGATCGTTTACCGTCTCCACCAGGTTGAAGGCGGTTCCGCTCCGGCCGTCGTCCTTGACCTGCCAGCCGTCGTGTTCCTTGGCCTTCTTCTCCACCTCGGCGAAGGTGTACTTGTATCGACCCTGCGATCCGGGGATGGACGTGGCCGACGTGATCTTGGCGGGGAAGTGGACTGGCGGCGGGTTGCTGAGGCGGACCAGGCACATTTGGGTGCCCGTGCTGCCGGGTGACCAGAGGATGTAGGCGCCGCCGGGTTCGGCGCGGCTTTCGAGGGATTGGCACTCGTCCTTCTTGAAGTCGGCCCAGCGGTGCCACTTCTCGTGGAAGGTGACCCGGGCCACCGTGACGCCGGAGACGCAGCAGCGGGCGATGGCGCCCACGTCGGCCGGCTCCAGGAAGACGGCGATCCGGCCGAGCTGGCTGGCCGGGTCCGGTTTCACGCCGACAGCGGCCGGGCGCTGCTTGCCGGCGGCGGAGCCGAGGTCGAAGATCGGCTGGTCGACCGCCGCCACGTCGAAGCGGTTGCGCTGGGCGCCGGTCATGTTCTTGACCGGGATGATCGTCCGCTGCGGGACCTGGGGCGTGGCCTTCTGCCCCAGGCCGCGGGTGCGGGCCTTGAAGTCCAACGCGGCGTCGATGAACGTGTTGAACGTCTCGGCCGGGATCTCCTGGTCGTCGCCGGGCTGCACTTTCTTGAACGGGTCGCCCATGGCTTTTCGGGGGGGGCCGGTCTCCGATCTCAAGTGGAGTCCGTCCGCGCGTCGATAGTGTTATTGGGGGGCGCTATGCGACTGGAAGACCACCAACGCGAGATCGCCGAAAATCGGCACCGGGACCTGCCCGAGGAGGAGCTCCATCGCAGGATTCGCGATCTGTCGCACACAACAGGCTCCAATCCAGGTCAGATCAATCGGGCCAACCAGCTCGTTGCCCAGTACCGTGAAGAATTGGAACGACGGTCGCAGGCCAAGCGGGATCGCATGATGCGGGTCGCCGCCATCGCGGGGATCGTCGCGGCGGTCGCCGGCGTGGCCGGCCTCGTGCTTCACCTCATCAGCTTGATCACGACGCACGCCAACTGACCGACCATGCTCGCGGCGGTGATCGCCATGCAGATCGCCAACACGAGGAGCAACCTGTCCTTCTTCTCATTCATCTTTCACTTCTTCCTTTCTCAGGTCCCGATCCCCAGGTGGCCGAAGTCCGAGTACTCGTACACCTGCTCGACGTAGGCGGCCACCGGGTCCTTGACCAGCTCCATCGCTTGCTGGTCGTCTTTGTCGCGGTAGCGGATCCACAGATAGTGCCAGCCCTCTTTGCTCGGTACGGTGATGTCGCCGATCTTGATGTCCGTCTTGTTTGGCGAGGCCGCCCACTTGAACGTGACCTCCCAGTCCTCCTCGCCGCGCTTCGAGCCGGCCGCCCCGCAGAAGAGGACCTCGCCCTTGGCCTTCCCCCGAAACGCGCCGTCGTTGACCGTGCCGGTCAGGTTGTAGACCAGGTGTTTGTACGACTCGGTGACCATGGCCACCGGCAGGTAGTGGGTCTCGGAGAAGTGGTAGATCGGCACGTGGATGTCGACGCCCTCGACGCTATCGAGCGTGACGCCGATCGCCCCCTTGAAGTCCGGGGCCGTCTTGCCGGGCGGGGCGTACTTGCCCACGGTCTTGACGCTGTGCGTGATGTGCTGGGTGCCGCCGCCCGTGTCGAACTGGTAGGTGCTCTCGCCCGTCTCCGGCCGCTTCCGCTCGCCGTAGACGACGATGCCGTTCCACACGTCCACGTCGTCCGGCTCGACGCGGGCGTTCTGGCGCACGAGCGTCTGCGCCCCGTTGGAGAAGAGCACGGGCGAGGCCCACAAGAGCGTCGTGCGGGCGACCAGCTCCTGGAGGGTCCCCTCGATCTTATAGCGCCGCTCGGCGCTGTCATCGCCGACGGTGGGGCTTTCAGGCGTTTCGTAGATGGCGATGCCCATGATCCGTTCCAACAGGAGGAAACAGAGACAACGGAGTCAGGCGGCTCTTAGGTGAACTTGCTGGTCTTCGGGCCGGTGAACTCGAACTTGCGGCGGATGTATTTCAGGTGGCCGGCCGTCTCCTCGGTCGCTTTGGCCGTGCGCTCGGCGGGGCCGCCCGCGGCCATCCGGCCGGCGACCAGGGCGTTGAAGGTTCCGGTCACCGAGAACCGCTCCCTGGTCTGGCCCATGATGTCGCGGCCCATCAGGGCGTACTTCCGGCGGACCAGGCCCGGATCGATGCCGGCGGCCCGGGCCTCCTCCAGGGCCCGCTCCTCTTCGATCTTCAAGAGGGCCTTCTCCCTCGCCCGGCCGGTCATCGTCTTCTCGACCTCCAGCCGCTGGATCTCCCACCGCAGCGCCTTCTCGCGGTCGGCGACGTCGTCGGCCTGCTGTTTCGACTCCTCAGCGTTCTCCTTGGCGTGTCGCTTGCGGGCGGCGGCCAGCTCCAAGTCCCGCTTGCGCTCCATGTCGTCCACCTTCTCCTTCTCCTTGCCCGCCAGAATCGCCAGGGCCATTTCGTGCCGGTACTTTTCCTCGATCAGGGCCAGTTCCCGCCGGTGCCGGTTCTCGATCATCCCCAGCCGGATCCGCTCCATCTCGTGGGCGACCGTCTCCTCGTAGACCCGTTCGTCTTCCTCTCCGCTGGCCGGGCCGGGCACGCCGCCCGGTAGGCCGGGCTTTCCTGTCAGGGCCTCGGGCGTCGCGCCCTCCTGCCTGAGCATCCGCAGGCGACTCATGGCCTGGCGAATGGCGGCGAGCTCCTGGTCGGCCTGCTGGCGCATCATCACGATGGCCACGTCGGAATGCTCCTCCTGCTGCTCGCGGGCCAACCGCTCCAGGTTTCCGGTCCGCTGCTTGATCTCGCGCTCGATGTCCTGGATGGCCGTCTGGCGCATCTGCTCGTTCAGATCCGCGTGGGCCTTGGTCAGCCCGACGATTCTGCCGGTGGCCCGGTCGACCGACACGCTCAGGTCCCCGTAGCGGCTTTCGAGCGACTCGATGAGCGTCTCGGCCCGCTTCATCTGGTCGTTGTTGAGCCGCTCCTTGGCGGCCAGCTTTTCCAGCTCCCGTACCTGCCTCAGGGCGGCCTCGCGCTGCTTGTCGCCGGCACTGCGGGCGCGTTCGGCAGCGTGCGACAGATCGGCGAACTTCTCCTCCGTGTCCGACAGGGCGTCGCTGAGGTAGATCGCCGCGGCGGCGGTGGCGGCGAAGACCAGCAGGACCGGATTGGCCGTGAAGATCGCCCAGGCGGCCGTCATGCCGATGATCGCCTTGGTCGCCGCCTGGCAGGCCGCGCTCATGCGGCTGATGGCCAGCGCCAGGGCCGCTCCGGCGGTCGCCGCCGCGACCAGCGGGTTGGCTGCCAGGAAGGCCAGCGCCACATTCAGCGCTGCAACCACCTTGGCCGCCCCGCCCAAGGCGAGCAGCGCCATGCCCAAGGCCAGTGTCCCGGCCGTCACCTTGGCAAGGAGCGTGACCAGCTCCCGGTTGTTCTCGATCCACGTCGTCACCGGCCCCAGGATCTCGGTGACGGTCTCGCCCAGCTCGGTGATGGACGGTTCCAGGGCTTCGGCCAGGGCGTTCGTGGCCCCTTCAGCCGCCGACCAAAGCCGGCGCAGCACGCCGCCGATCCCGGCGTCCATCTCCTCCGCGGTCCTGGCGGCCGTGCCGCCGGCGTTGTCGATGGCTTGGGAGAGGGCCGGGAAGTCGCTCTTGGCCAGCTTCACCACCGCCGCGGCGGCCCGCTGGTCGAAGAACTCCTTAGCGAAGGCCAGCCGCTCCGGTCGGCTCATCTTGGCCATGGCCCGGCCGATGCCGATCATCGTGTCGCCGATGTTACTGAGGTCGACGTCCATGTCCTGAAGCCGCTTGCGGATTGCCGGGTCCGAAAGCCTCAGCATGATCTGCCGCAGCGATGTGCCGGCCATCGAGCCCTTGATCTGCATGTTGGCCAGCACGCCCAGGGCCTTGGCCGTGTCCTCCAGCGATACCCCGTACTCGTCGGCGATCGGCGCGGCGTACTTCATGCTCTCGCCGAGGTCGGTGAGCGTCTGCGCCGAGTTGTTGGCCGTGGCGACCAGGACGTCGACCACGCGGTTCATCTGGTCCGCTTCGAGCGAGAAGGCCCGGAGCGTGCCGGCGGCGATGCCCGCGGCCTCGGGCAGCTCGGTCCCGGTGGCCCGGGCCAGGTTCAACACGCCCTCGATCGAGGCCTCGATCTCCGCGGGCTTGAAGCCCGCCCGGCCAAGCTCCCGCTGGCCGCCGGCTACCTCGACGGCCTTGAAGGAGGTTGTCCTGCCCAGCCGTTTGGCGATCTCGTAGAGTCGCTCGAACTCGTCGGCCGTCGCGCCGGTGACCGCCTTGACGATCCGCATCTCGTCATCGAGGCTGGCGAAGCTCCGCGTGGCCATCACCAGCGGCGCCAGGGCCGCGGCCGAGGCCATCGCAATCTGCCGGCCGAATCCGCTGACGCGGTTGCCCCACGCGCGGAGCTGTGCCTCCGAAGACTTGAGCACGCGCACGAGCTTCGAGTCGTCGCCGAACAGCTCGACGAACGCGCGCCCGGCTCGGATTGCACCCGCGTTGGTCATGAGAACAAGGGGTCAGGGGTTAGGGGTGAGGGACGAGCGGTCATTCGAGACGGGCGACAGGCCCGAGGCGTGCTCGAAGCAGCGGCCCGCCGGCCATCGGACATCGAGCCAGTCGCCGCCGAGGTCGAACGGGGGCTGGACGATCTCGCCGACACCCTCGCCGCGGCCCCAGGCGTCAAACTCGCTGGCGATCCAGGTGTTGGGGTTTTTGACTACTTTGTCGCCGATTTGCATGGTTTCCGCCTCGCTAGGATCGGGGACGTTTTCGATGTACGGCTTCTGGCGGATCACGCGGGTTTGTCCGTGCCCCACTTGGCGTCGCAGGCCTCGTCGCCGCAGAGGTCGCGAGCGAGTCGTTCCACGGCGCCCGGGCGAGGGCGCACCTTCGCAGGGGGCCTCCGCTTCATGAACGGATGGAACTCGGCCGGGCTGAGCGGCTTTTCGCGCAGGATGTTGTGGATGTCCGCCCGCAGGGCCGCCGTGTGGTTCCATCGCTCCCTCCTCGCCCCGTCGGCCATCCACACCAGCTCGCGGAGCGTCAGGGCGTCGATGTCGCGGGGCCCGAGCCCGACGATTCCGGCGAGCTCGTAGCAGTCACGGAGTCGCCAAGGGCCTCGATCTTTTCGATCGCCTCTTGCCTCCGGCGCTCGGCCGCCTTTTGGGCCGCCTCGGTCGCCCTCGGCACCAACGCCGCGGTCCGTTTGTCCTCCGCCGCGACCATCGCCAGGTTCGCGTCGATCGCCTTGGCCTCGGTCTCGCGGCGGAGCCTTTGGAAAAAACCGCGCCACTCCGCCATGAACGCGACAAAGGCGTCGTAGGCGGCATCGCCGCCCAGGGCCTCGGCAAACTGCTCGTCGGTGACGCCCTGCCGGTCGGCCTCCGGCTTGACGAGCACGAAGATCACGGCGACCAGCAGGATGGGGTCGAGCTGCAATCGGGTCAGAAGCGGCGGGCGCCGGCGGCGTCCGTTGCTGTTGCCCGGCCTCGCACCGCCGAGCGGGTCCATCAGGTTGACCTTCAGCTCGTCGCGGACCCGCTTGACCGCGCCGATGGTGAGGTTCAGCGTCCAGGTCCGGTTTTCGGTATCGGTGAACGTCTGCATGGTCGCCTCGCGTGGAGGTTCGGGTTGGGTTGGACGCCGCGGCCGACGGGCTAGCTGCTGTCGTAGAGGACGCCGACCTTGAGCGTCGACGGGGCCGCTACGTCGCCATTCGAGGCCCGGATATCGTTGACCGGGTTGCCGGCGAGCGGATTGGCGATTCCCTGGTCGGAAATCCATGACCAGCTCTCTCCCGCCGGGAGCGTGACGGCCTTCAGCACCGTGGGCGTGACGTCGCGGAACGCGATATGCGACAAGTGGTTCGCACAGGCGACGATGATTTTGACGAGGTCGCCATCGAAGTCGGTGTCGATCTCCACGACCTTGCTCGCCCTGATATCCGAGTCCTCGGCGGGCAGGGCGTCGCCGCTGGCGCCGGTGAACGGCACGTCGTTGCCGGCCACGGTGCCGACTATCGCGCCATAGGCGCACTTGCCCACGCCGTTGGCGTCGATCCAGAAAATGTTGATCACGTCGGCGTCGACGATGCCGTGGCCGGCCCCCAGGGTCAGCGTGCCGTCGGTGTCGTTGGTCCGCGTCGAGAGCGTCCCCGCCTTGGCGGCGGGCAGCGAGACCTCCTGGCCGATCTGACCGGACTCGCTCCGCATTACGGTCGACTGGATCGACAGGCCGCCCACCGACGCGACTTGATGGATGCTTCCGGTTGGCATGGCAGTTCTCCTTGGCGACGTGCCGTCGCCAGCTAAACGGTTCGGTTTCTCCTCGTCACACCACCGCCGGCCAGCGGGTGACGTAGGTCGGCTTGATCGTCACCGAGATCGTCTGTTCGGTCTCGTCCGGGTGCGATTCCTCGAACTTCGTGATCTCCCAGTCCGCGTCGATCCCCTTGCCCGACGCCTTGTCCAGCACCTTGAACGCCAGCGGAGTGTCGGCGTCATAGGCGTTGCGCAGGGCGAGCACGTCGGCGTCCGAATCGTCGTTGATCATCGTGAAGTTGACCTCGACCTTGCGGCGGGTCACCTTCACGACGTGCCACCGCGACCCCCGCCGGCTGATGTCGGCCTCGGACTTGGAATCCGGACGGGTCACGTCGCGGACATTGAGCATCTCGGTCGCGGCCGGCGAACCGGCGTTCCCGCGATACAGTTTTGCGTCGAGTCCTACAAGAGCACCCATGATGGTTGCCTCCTATGGTCTGATGGAATTGGCCCACATGCCCTGGAGCTTCGGCCGCTCGGCCTCGAAGGCCAGTCGCATGGTCGGGCGGGGCGCGATGGTCACGCGCCGCTTGCGGATCGGCCGGCGACGATTAAACACGTTGCTGCGGCCGCTTTCGCGCAGCGCCCCAACATCCGACACCGCTCCCCGGCGGCGCAAGTTCACGCGCCACCATCGACTGCCGGTCCACTCTTCCAGCACGTTGATCGCGCCGCCCTTTTCGAGCACTTCCGGCACGGCGCCAGACACCGGCCGCATCTGGTCATCGAAGGAGACCAGGTTCAGCAGCACCGGACCCACAACGACCGACCGCCGCCGCGGTTCGTAGCCGAAGTAGATCTTCTTGATCGAGCCCTCATGCGCGCTGGGCGGCTTCCCCGGGTCGCTCACCTTCTTCCGCCGGCGGATGCTCGATCGGCCCCGTCTCATCACGTACGCCCCGAACCGCGAAAGCATCCGGCGCGTGCCTCGGTCCGTGGCGTCGGTCACCGCCTTGCGGTCGAAGAACAGGGCCTTGGCCTGGTCGAGTTTGAACCCCGCGCCGATCATGCTTCGATCACCTTGAAGGTGAGGCGGATAATCACCGTGAACAGGTTGAGCGACTCCAGGTGCTCGTAGGCGTAGCCCGCCTCGGCACCCGCCACCGTCTCCACTTTCTCCCAGATCGCCTGCTGCAAGCCGTCGAGCCGCTTCATGGCGAAAAACGCCTCGACCTCCTCCTTCAGCTCGTACACGGCATCGCACTCGACCAGGCTGTCCGGCTTGACGGACCGCTGAAGCGCCACGTCGACGGAGTAGCGGGACTGCCGCCGGGTGCGGTCGGCGATCTCCGTGGTGAAGCCGGCGGGGATCACGGTCACGGTCAGCGCGGCCAGGTTCTCGCGGCGGCGCACCGGGCGATAGGCACGCATCGCCGTGAAGCCCTGGCTGAACGTGTGGCCGTTCAGCGCCTTCACCACGGCGTCGGCAATGTCCAGGTGTCGGCTCATTTCCCGTCTCGCTTCTCCATCGTGGCGCGGATCCAGCGCACGTCCGCCGCCATCTGGGCGAGGTCCCGTTCCACGCTGCGCAGCCGCCGCTCGTGGTCCTCGATCCGCTGTGCCTGTTGGTGGAGTTGCTGGTGGCTCCCCGCCCGATCGGCGGACGCCGCCCACACCGCGCCGAGCACGAGCCCCAGCACGGTGGCGATCGAGGCCGCGATCGCCGCGAGTCGCTTCGCGTTCCAGGTTCGCTTGGGAGTCGGCTTCATTGCACGCTCACCCGCTTCGTGTGCACGCGCCACTGGTTGCTGTAGGGATCGGCCGGCTCGAAGTGCGAGTCGCCGCCGAGCCGCATGGCCTCGTACGTCTCCAGCTTCCCGCCCCGCTGGACGCGGACCTGGTCGCCGGCCTTCGGCTCCACCGGCTCGCCGCCGACGAGCAGCTCGGCGCACGGGATCAGGAAGTCGGTCGCCCGGGCAACGACCGGGAAGCCGTCGGGGCCGACGACTTCCGCGTCCACGTCGGCCATCACGGCGGTCAACTCGATCAGGAGGCCGTCCTGGTAATACTGCACGGCCAGGCCGGCGGCCCGCTGGACCGTGGCACTCAGCCTCGCGACCGCCTTTTCGATCGCGTTCATCGTCGGCTCCGGGCCAGCTATTTCTCAGGAAATGGGGTCGCTCAAAAGACCAGCTCGTGGGTCAGGCTCACCGTCGAGCAGTCGCCCGTGCCGGTCTTCGTGGCGACGATCCGCACGTAGCGCTTGCAGTCGCTCGGGATGCGGTAGCGGGCGCTGGCCGCCGCGGCGCCCTCCCCGCTGGCCCCGGTCTGCACGAGGACCGCGTCGTAGAGCGTCACGGCATCCCCGTAGTTCGACTGATCGGCGTGCTCGACCTTGTAGGTCATCGTCTCCGAGTCGGGGAGTTGCGTGGTCGTCAGCGCCGGGGCGGTGATCTTGCCCTCGACCTCCGGCAGCCGCGCCCCGCGGGCGGTCATCTGGCCGAGGTCGAAGCCGTCGCTGTTGACGCTGCCGGCGCCGTTGCTGAGCGCCTTGGTCTCGATGAACTTGGCGTCTTTGAGTTGAAACTGGGACATGGTCGTTCCTCATGGAATGATGAAGGATGAACGATGAATGATGAACGGAAGACACTCTTAGCGGCGTTCCTCGTTCATCATTCCTCGTTCCTCGTTTACAGCGTCAGGGCCTCGGTGTTCTTGATCGACTCGGTCGGCTGGATCGGCACGCCGAAGGCCTCGGCCGGCGTCGGCGCGGGGGCCCCGGTGGCGTTCGTCGCCGTGCGGCTCGTGCGGAGCTGCTCCAGCGACCGCTTGGTCATCAGGAACACGTCGGGGACGATCCCGACCGGGAACTTGGCGAGCAGCTTGGCCAGCAGGGCGTCGGTCAGCCCCTTGCCCGAGTCCTCGGTGAGCCTCTTGATCCGCCCGATCGAGTTGACCCGCAGGCACTGCAAGCCCGGGTAGGCGAGCATCGCCTGGACGTAGGCGTCGTACTTCTTGTTGTTGTCGTCGAGCACGGTCTCGACGCGGACCTCGTCCAGCGCCAACTGGCCGTTGGCACCCCAGACCCAGCCGACGTCCTTGGGGCCGAACTTGACGGCCCAGACGCTCGACGCGGTGTCGCCGGTCGTCCCTTCGGCGTCGACGACGAGGCCGGAATTGACCACCTGGACCAGGCCCGGAAACCCCTTCGTGTCGCCGAAGGTGCCCGTGCCGTAGTAGAACTGCGTGGCCAGGTGCTGCCAGCTCGCCTCCATGATCGCGCTGGCCTCCAGGGCGATGAAGGCCTGCGGTCCGTCCTCGTGTCGGTCCGCGATCGCCTTGTCGCACTGCCACCGCGGGTCGAAGATGAACGTCTCGACGCGGCGGTTCTCGTACTTGCCGGTCTTCGCCTCGGCGCCCTCGTTGGCGTTGCGGAAGGCGACGGTCGGAAGCGCGATCCGGACCAGCGTCTTGTAGCTGATGCCGGAGATCGTGCGGGCGTAGCCCATGCTGACTTCCGGGTGGGCCTGGACCGTCTCGTCGATCAGCCCCACCAGGCCGTCACTGCCGTTGGCCTTGGCGATGTCCAACAGCGTCGGATACTCGTCTGCCATGATTGGTTACCTCACTCTCGGTTGGTTTGGTTCCTGTTCCGGAGCCGCGCGACGGC